AGTCAAACCTGGATTGATCGTCCTCAAGGAACACAATGTCGCTCCCAGCAGGAGCCGCTTCCTCAACAGCCGCAATGGCACGATTAAAACACTCTCCAATGGCTTCGTTTGACAGCCCACAAGTGTATATAATCTGTTGTCCATTTGAAATCTCCGCTGCACAGAAGTTCTTAGGCGTCAGGCGCTGTCTTACTTGTTTGGTCCAAACACGCAGGCTTGGACCAACAGCAGCACTAAGCTCTAGAGGGCAGCCCTGTATAAATCTAGGATCTTTATACACAGGGTCCTCCTCATCCTTTAGAGCAATCTCACGCTTAATGAAACTCTTAGCATGTAGAGGCGGCATGTCGTGCATGTCAATGCGAGTACGCAAAAGCTCATCACGCCTAGAAGGCGGAAAAGTGCAAGCCCATTCATAAAAGTCCATGGGTTGATTGCATTTGGGCAGCGACTCCAGCATTGGTGCAACAACTTTGAGTAGGCGGCGCCAGGCGCCGACAACACCGCGTTGTTTTGTAAAGTTGACATGGCTCGGCAATTTCTTACCAACTCGACCGTCCATACTGATCTTCTCATTGTGACTACAATTTGAAAAAACAGTAGGTAGAACACCCGCAATTCCCCAGAACTGCACCACTCCAACCTTAGGCTTACATTGAAGTTCGCCTGGATGGACTTGGTAGTCGTTCTGTGTTGGAAACACCTTCAAATCGTGATCCTCAAGGCATACATCATAAACAATTCTGCAGCACTCTACAATGCTCATACAACGATGTGGCTCTCCCTTTATGATTAGGTAGAACGCGTTGAATAAGGTATGGAATGCAATAAAACTGTAACAAATGATGCGTCCCCAGAACACACCGACAGTGGTGAAAAAAGCTGAAGAGGCAATCAGAGCATCGATTGAGTGGAAAACACACCTCAAACAAAAGTCCGTAAATCTCTCAGCAAATGTGCGGTACCGTCCGTAAACGACAACGGTCTCAAAAGTGACAAGTAGAAGAAATGCAATGAAAATGGCAAGATTACCGTAATAATTGACAACCAGATTATAGCACAGATTGTAGTTGCGTATGGGTGTCCACGCGTCTCTACATTCTGAAAGTCCATAACACTCTCGGTTTTCAGTCATTCTTTCGATCATCTTTTCAAATTCACTAGTCCAAGGGTCACGAGCAACATTGTTCTCCCACTCATCATCGAAACGGGAGATATCGCCGCATTGTTCCAGATCAACAAAAGGGGCGACAACAATGGCAAATGCCATGAACATCCACTTCTCCGACATAACACTAATGATAAGTCGAATAAAGATGCCTAAGCACCAGGGCCAGAACAGCACGACCGTTCGAGAGAAGAAAGGCAATCGCTCATAAAAAGCCAACTCTTCTAGATCTGCTGTGAAGCCATGGTTAACTTCACTGTTAGCTTCACCTTGAAATCCACGAGCGAAGGAATCGTACACGCTGTACAATCCCCCCTTGGCATAGCCACGGGATTTGGTGTTGCTCTTCGCGCTGCGCAGCCTAGTGTCATAGGCAATTCGCAGAGCTGCATCGAAGGCCAGTTGAACATGTGCATCTGGCGCATCGGAGAGCGTGTATAACTTCTCCTTCCGGCTGAGCTGAACGAGGCTCTGCATGATGACACGTCGGTCGGCAATGGATTCAAAATCCTTTGTTAGCCACATACCGACTGCCTTGTTTCGCAGATTCTCGTAGATTGCCTCAACTTTCTCAGCCTTAACCTCGTCAGGGTCACGGGCTGGAACAACGGGGAGACCAACGCGGGGATCATCACCGGCGTTGGGGTTCACATGCTCTGGCTCCATGAGCCTTATGGCCTGCGCACCTGCAAGACCCGCCAATTGGCGAAGTCGAGGGCGCCGCTCATCAGCGAGCTGCCGAGCATGAGGACAGGCAGCTGCGAGGTGATCAAGGGCATTGCAGATGCGACATCTGCGTTGCCTCGCGGGACGCACGGGCGGAGCGTCGGCGATGCGAAGTGGAGCTACTTCGGCTGGGAGGACGGACCCATAGGTGAGGTAGGTTCCCAAGCCCACCTGCTTTTCCCCTGCCTACTGACCGATAGGCATGACCCCTAAATAGGGGACCGGTTGGATTGACTTGTCACTGAATACGGTTTCGAGGTTTTCAGAATAGGGGAGTACTCCTAACACCAAGATCTAATTTCAGAGCCAATCCAGCCTTTGAATGTGAAATGCCTCAACCAACCCGACACCAAACTTACTGTAAGGTGACCACAGCATCACATAAGCAAAGATCCAAATAGTCATGCCAGAGTAACTAGCACAGCACAAAAGGAACCACAACCATTTTCACAGAACACCCCAATTGGGAGAGGTCTGTTTTCTTCATATCATATGAACACTATAACATGGCGTTACCTATCGAATTGAAAAGGGGACAATCGACAATGATCGGATAGCCATGGATGTGTTCAAGTAGAGGTTACCAAGCCCCTACTCTCTTTTCACCCAAGAGGAGCAGAACTTTTAGATGGTCTGCCCAGAGATGAAATGAAGATGAAATTGAATAATTGTGTTCGATGCAACAGTGATCCGAGCAGGATGAGAGATCCGCAACCACAGTTCAAAGACTTTCCCAATAGGTTTGGGCCACCAGCGATTTTCTGCAAACCACCCAGCATGTGTAGGTCACAACCCTTGCCCAACTTCAGGGCCTGAGGTGAAGGTCACCACCCTGCAACTCAACGCCGAGTTGCTAGGCTTCTGCCCGTATTCGCGGGCACAACAACCTCCTGCTCCTTCTGGTCATCACGCGGATGAAACAAAGAGACTTCAGAGCTGGAACTTTCTATCCATGGCGAGATCAGCAATAGATCATAGCTCACCCAAATCTGCCCCGCGCCTGAATAGGCGGCAGGTCCTTGGGAGGCAGTGATAAGATTGCCAAACACATACCAGTGACTATCTGGTCCAGCCCCGGTGACATCTATAAACAACGGGTTAGTTGGTGTCACCCCTGGGTCGCATTCAACAGCGCAAACCATCGAGTCCTGAGGTCTGCAGGAAACTGCCCCTTGTGTGTTGAGTAAATTGGCCATTGCTGTGGGAACAGGTGCATACGCATCATAGTTCATACACATAGCAATGGACCCAACAGCTGGGGTTCCTGCAGAGATGGCATTGGTGGAAGTCGGGACATACTCGAAGACCATGCCAAGGATTTTGTACTTCTGCCAATTAGGAGCAATTGTGGACAGCCAAGGGAACATTAGAACGTTGTTCGCATAAATTGGGTTTATCTGTGCAGAAAACCCACTTGACATGCCATAATTGCCGATGAACTCACGATGAGTCACTCGGGTACAAATCCCACTCGAATGCATCTGCATAACTTGTTGAGCGACACCAGGCGTAGACAGTCCCATAACTGTGTTGTTTTGAGGGAGAGGTTCATTGAGATTGTCGACAGCTACATAGTCCCCTTTACCAAGGATGGTTTTGAACAGACCTTCGGCAGCATTGCCCAAAAGTCCGCCCAATCCTGGCAATATTAAATTGCCCAATGTAGCGCCAATTCCCGATGTCTTCAAGCCCTGCTCACGAATTGCCAACCTACGTTGGGCCAATTCAGGGGGCAATCCCTGATCCAAAACAACACGTGAACGGTTACGGTTCCGTTTACGCTTCACCACTTCAACCACCTTGAGCTCATCCCTTCGGGTGGGCCCCAAGGCTTTTGGGTGTGTATAGATACTTGCGCTAGCGAGCGCAAGCTTTCTCGGTTTATTTTTCTTGTTCGGTGTGGTGATGAGAACTTAGTAGTACCACAAAACTACTAAGGGTTGTGCTTCCTGGCCCCTTACGGCTATCACGCTAAATAGCATGGCCCACGAAACCAATTGAACACTTCTGACGTAGAATAGGAAACTTTAACTACGCTAAAAGAGTGTAAGATCTCTGGGTTACACCGATAGTGCTTTATCGATGGGTGATAGTTGACAGACTACCAAAAACTAACTGTGTTCAACAGAAAGGAAAATGCATTTCAAATGAGCGGTCACTCCAAACGGCCTTTTACGCCATTTAGTTAAACACTAGCCTAAACTAGTGCTAGTTGTTAACGGGGAAGCCTTAAGCGAGCCCCGGGCAGAATTGACGTGCCACAACAACCCGTAACGGCCTTAAATAGCCTACTTAGGTTGTTGACCCAGCTCTGGG